AGGCGGAGTTGGATGATGGTATTGTCCAGGTTTTGCATGATGGTTTCACCCAGTTTTGTGAAGCAAATTTGTTTATCAAGTTTCCTGGTAAGGGCCGTTTGCCTCTCAGGTTGCGGCCTGCCCAGTCGGAGGTTGCTTGGGCGTGGATCAAGTATCGTAAGAACATTAACTTGAAGGCCCGTCAGATCGGGTTTTCTACGTTGGTGGCTGCGTTTTCGTTGTGGTGTGCGTTTGGTTGGTCTGACAGGCAGATTGCGTTGCTGTCTAGGACGGAACGTGAGTCGGTGGCTTTGCTGGCGAAAACCAGGTATGGTTTTCGTAATATGCCTGAGTGGGTTCGGTTGCGTGGCCCGAAGTTGTTGGATCGTACCCGTCAGGTGATGACGTTTGATAATGATTCGGTTATCCAGTCGTTGCCTTCTGCTAATGATCCTGCCCGTGGCGAGTCACTGTTTTTGGTGGTGTTGGATGAGTGGGGGTTTTTGACGAATCCTGAGGGTGCGTGGGCTAGTGTTGAGCCTACGATTGATTTGGGTGGGCGTGCTATCGGTTTGTCTACTGCGAATGGTGAGGGCACCTTTTTCCATGAGATGTGGTTGGGTGCTTGTGCTGAGGATAACGGGTTTCATGCCGTGTTTTTTCCGTGGTCGGCGGTCGATGACCGCACGACTGAATGGTATGAGCAGAAGAAACATGAGTTGGCTAACAAATTGTGGCAGTTGCATCAGGAGTATCCGTCGAATGCTGAGGAAGCGTTTATCGGGTCTGGTAATCCTGTTTTCAATCTAGAAATTTTGCGCCGTTTTCAGGCTGTTGAGCCTGCCGAGTTCACTATTTTGGGGTCGAAATCGAATGATGTTTCGTTGTTTGAGGGTGGCCCGTTTATGGTGTGGGAGGCTCCGAATGATGCGGACAGGTGGACGTATGTGGTTGGGGCCGATATTGCCGAGGGTAAGGAGCATGGGGATGCGACTGTGGCTTGGGTTGTGTGTGTGAATACGGGGAAACCTGTGGCGTGCTGGTTTGGGCGTGTGGATGTAGATATTTTTGGGGAACAAATTTTGCCTGCTATCGGCTGGTTTTATCGGAATGCGTTGATTGTTCCCGAAGTGAACAATCACGGTCTAACTGTTCTTAAGGCTTTGCAACGTGTGAAATATAAGTGGTTGTATCGTCGTCGTACTTTCACGAAGAAGTCGGATCGGCCTTTAGAATCGTTGGGTTGGTTGACTACGGCTACGTCGAAACCGTTGATGGTGGACGAGTTGGGTGCCTGGTTGCGTGATTTGGATAATGTGCCGCATGGTAAAACGATCCATGAACTCAAGACGTTCACCAGGGATCAGAACGGTCGCATGTCTGGTAGTCCGCATGATGACTGTGTTATGTCTTTGGCGATGGCTGTTCAGGGTTTGAAGTATGCTCGGACTGAGCGTCCGTTGCAGGAAACGGATGCTTCTAGGGTGAAGGGTTCGTTTTCGTGGTGGGAACGACGGTTGGATAAAGCGAAGAATAATAATTCTGGGCTTTCTCCTGTGGTGTAACCGTTAGTTAGATTATTGTGACGTTTGGGGGGTTATTGGTGATGGATGATTCGATTGTGTGTGCCCGTTGTGAACGTGTTTGGCCGTCTGACAGATACAATTCTGACTGTACGACTCCTGATTGGTGTTTTGCTTGCCGTTCCAAAACGATTCGTACCGCCTTTCAGGGCGGTAAACAATATTTCCATGATGGCACTGAGGCTGAACGTTCCCGTAAAGCGGTTTCTGAGGCTAGGGCGGCAGGGTTTGATCCTGTTCCTGCCGAGACTGGTAAGGGGTGGAATGGGGCTTCTGCTGCTAGTATCAAAAAGTTGGAGAAAGTTTCGACAAGTAAGGTTGGTTCTTGATGGAAAACATGTTTGATGGCGACATGCAGAAGGTTTCTTATACTTCTTCGGAAGGTGACCGTCACGAATATTCGGTTGGACAATGTTATGGCCGTGTTTCTAAGGCGATGAAGTGGCGGCAGAACGCTAAATATGATGAGAAGTGGGCGAAGATCATCAAAATGTACGCCAACCAGTACGATTATGATGAACTTTCGGGCTATAACGACATTGTTGCCCCCAACATGATGTTTTCTACCGCCAACGTTATCATTCCGAGTGTGATGGTGAACTATCCGAAGATTACGGTGACTGCCCGCACACCTGAATCGGCGGAACGGGCACAGGTTGTGGAGGCTGTGTCTAACTATTATTGGCAGCATTACGATTTCCATGAGGAAATGAAGTTGGCTGTGAAAGATTTTGTTATTCTCGGGTTGGGTGTGCTAAAAAACACTTGGCTTCTTGATGAGGAAGAAGTCGAGTTGTCTCGGGACGAGTGGACTGCTGCCGTTCAGGAAGCGTTGATGGAGGCTAATATGGCCCGCCAGCAGGCTCAGGCTGCTGGCATTGATGTGACGTTCCCTTCTGATGAAGAAATCATTGCTAGTGTCGCCACGACACGGGTTGTGGCGAAAGAAGATCGGCCTTGTTTGGAACGTGTATCGGTTTTCGATATCTATTTTGATCCTGATGCGACCAGATTGAAGAATCCTCGCTGGATCGCGCAACGCATGTATGTCCCGTTGGAAGAAGCCCGCGAAAAAGAGGAATGGGACGCTAAGGCACGCAAGAAACTTAAGGGCACCGCCATGTCTGCCGCCAAAAAGGATTATGATCTCACCTTTGAAGGTGAGGAACGTGGCAAGGATGCAGAATTTGTGGTTGTTTGGGAATATTATGACCTGTTGGAAGAAAAGGTGTGTGTTTTCGCTGAGGGTTGTGACCTGTTCCTAAAGAAACCTGAGGATTTCGAGTATCCTTTCGGCCATCCTTTCGTGTTTTTGGCTAACTATGAGATTCCTGAGAAGTTGTATCCGATGGGTGATCTAGAGTCGATTTTGCCGTTGCAGATGGAGTTGGCTTTGACTCGTACTCAGATGGTGAATGACCGTAAACGGTTCCGTCGCATGTATATGTATAAGCCTGATGAGATTGGGCCTGACGGTTTGGCTGCTCTCATGTCGTCGGATGATAATGCGATGATTCCGATTGATTCCGATACCCCGTTTGGTGATATTATTGCTCCGATTGCGACTTCTTCGTTGCCTCCCGAGTTCTATAATCAGACTGCCATGATTTTGGATGACATGGATCGTACTACGGCTGTGACCGAGTATGATCGTGGTGGTGCGTCGGAGATTCGACGCACCGCTACTGAGGCCGCTATGATTCAGGATGGGGCGAATGCTCGTAGTGCGGACAAGTTGGCTAAGGTTGAGCGTGCTATTGGTGAGGTTGCTCAGCGTACTGTCCAGTTGTGTCAAGAGTTTTTGTCTACCGATCAGGTGGCTAAGATTGTTGGCCCCGATAATAGTGTGCAGTGGGTTGCTTATAGTCGTGAGGATGTTCAGGGCGAGTTCGATTTTGTGGTTGAGGCTGGTAGTACGCAGCCGATGAATGAGTCGTTCCGTCGCCAGTCGGCTATGCAAATGTTGGATGCTATGGCCCCGTTTATTTCGGCTGGTGTGGTGGATGCGTCAAAGTTGGCTGAACATGTGTTGCGTAACGGTTTCGGGATCAAAGACCCTGCATCGTTCTTGATGCCACCTCAGCAACCGATGGGTGCAGGTATGCCACCTGGTATGCTGCCTCAGGGGATGCCGCCAGGTTTGCCGCCGTCCATGTGACAGTCATGTGACGGTTTCTGTTTATTGTTTGGAAACATGTTTCAATTTCTTTAAGGAGTTACAATGGCTTATTCTGATGATACAAGCGGTCTGGTTCAGGAACGATTTGTTGAGCGTGCCCGTGTTCGCATTGTGGCTTCGGCCACCACTGACACGTTGACTATCGCTGATCGTGACGGTTTCATTGCCTATAACGCTGCTGGTGCGGTGACGGTGACGATTCCGAACACTTCGGTTGTCGCTTTCCCTGTGGGCACTGTTATTACTGCGTTCTCGGGTGGTGCTGGCGGTTTGACGATCGCTAAGACTGGTTCGGATGTGTTGACTGGTACTGCTACTGCTGCCACGAACGCTACCCGTAAGATTATCAAGGTTAGCGAATCGGCTGCTGGCGTTTCGACCTGGTATGCGTTTGTCTGATGGCTAGTGCAGCGTGGCAGCGTAAAGAAGGACAGAACCCTAAGGGCGGTTTGAACGCTAAGGGTCGTGCTTCTTACAAGAAGCAGACTGGTGGGACGTTACGTCCCCCAGTCACGGTCGCTGCCGCAAAGAAATCTTCGGCCAAGGCTGCTCGCCGTAGATCGTTTTGTAAGCGGATGCGTGGCATGAAGAAGAAGTTGACAAGCAAAAAGACGGCGAATGATCCGAATAGTCGGATCAACAAGGCGTTGCGTGCTTGGGATTGTTAAGGTCGGTGCAGGGTAGCGCAGTCTGGTAGCGTGTCGGGTTCATACCCCGAAGGTCACGGGTTCAAATCCCGTTCCTGCCACTAAGAACACCCGCCATTGGGGCGGATTCTTGAAAGGAAACAATTTATGTCTGATGACTTGCTCACCGCTTTTGACGAAGTTATGTCTGACGGTGGTGATTCTGGTTCGGATAGTGTTGAAACGTTGTCTCGTAACGCTAACGTGTATATGGGCGACGAAGATTTCACCCCTGATGGGGGTGAAGATGATAGCGAAATTGATGGTCTGGACATTGACAGTGACGTTGACGATGCGGTGGACGACGACGATGTTACTTCAGATGCAACCGATGACGGATTCGATTTTGACTCTATCAAAGATAAAACTGTTCCAGTTACGGTGAATGGGGAAACCTTTGAGGTTCCGTTGGCCGAGTTGCGAAACGGTTATATGCGCCAAGCGGATTATACTCGTAAGACGCAGCAGGTTGCTGCGGATGCGGATACGTTGCGTTGGGCGCGTGAAATGCAAGAGGCTTTCCGTGTTGATCCTGTTGGTAGTGTACGCTATTTGCAGGAACAACTTGGTTTGGCAGATCAGGAAGATGACCCGTTGGAAGGTGTCGATCCTGAGATGCAGCCGATTGTTGCCGAGTTGTGGCGTACACGTCAGGAACTTGATGAACTCCGTCAGCGGACGGAACAATTCGATCAGGAACGGGTGAATGCTTCGGTTCAGGCAGAACTTGAATCTATGGTTTCCAAGTATCCAGATTTTGATGCACAGAACGTTTTGCCTATCGCTTTGGAAAACGGTTTGCGTATGGAGCAGGCATACAAGTTGTGGAAGGCTGACCAGTTGGTTGCCGACCAGGCAACCCAGGAGGTTGCCCGTCGTAAGGCGGAACAGGCTGCTGCTCAGCGCGAAAAGGCCCGTAAGGCTACGAAGCAGGTTTCTCGTGGGGCTTCTCGTGTTGCTGCTGATGCTCAGGATGATTGGAAACGGTTTGATTCTTTTGAAGATATCTTTGAGTACGAGTTTGAACGTACCCGTTCCTAATTTAGAAAGGTTGGTTTACCATGAGTAACCCTAATTTTGACAACATTGTTGCAACTACCCTTAAGAAGTATTTCACTGATGGCGGTAAGGCTGTTGACAACATTTTTAAGCGGTCGGCTGCTCTTGATTGGATCAAGAACACTGCCAAGTTGGATTCGCAGGGCGGTTCGTCCGCAGTGTTCCCGATCATGCATAAGGCTAACTCGTCGTTCCAGTATTACTCTGGCTATGACGCGTTGACTCCTGTGCATGGTGAGGAAATTGTGACTGCTGCCGAATACCAGTGGAAGCAGGCCGCAATCTTTATCCCCATGTCGGGCATGGAGGAAGCGAAGAACAGTGGTGATCGTGCGGTCATCAAGTTGTTGCAGACGAAGGTGGAGAACGCCGAAATGACTGCTGCGGAACAGTTTGAGACTTCTCTGCTGACGTATACTGGTACCGAGTCGTCGGGTAAGGCGTGGGGCGGTCTGCCGCTTCTCGTTGGCGACAACACCAGTAGCGTCACGACTGTTGGCGGTATTGATTCGTCGGTTGCTGGTGGCGCATACTGGCGTTCGTATGTGCCGACCACCGCCACCTACAGCCTTGGTTTGCACTCTAAGGCGTACAACACGGTGTCGTATGGTGGCGATGCTTGCGATTTCCAGGTGACCACCCAGTTGTTGTGGGAAACCTACGAGTCGAAGTTGCAGCCGAACCAGCGGTTCACTGACGCCAAGACGGCAGAGGCGGGCTTTATGAACCTGTTGCATCGTGGCAGCAAGGTTGTGTGGTCTGATCTGATGCCCGCTACCCAGTGGTATTTCTTGAACAGCCGCCACATCAAGTTGGCTGTCTTGTCGGGTAACTGGATGAAGTTCCGTGGTTTCGTGGAACCGTTTGACCGTGACGCCAAGTACGGTCTGATTACTTGCTACGGCACGTTCGGTACGAACAGCCGTCGCCATTTGGGCCGTGCTATCTGGACTCCCTGATAGTTAGATACGGTTTCGTCTGATTAACGGGAGGGAGGTCAATCCTCCCTCCCGTTTCTCTTTGTAAAGGACGGTTTTGATGGGTTTGAATGTTGCTGTTGCAAAGGTTCGTAAAGCGGTTGTTGCTGCCGTGACGGTAGCCGTTTTGGGTGCTGTCAAGAAGTGGGTCGATATTGACGTGGATGCGGCTATGGTTGTTGTGGATGCCGTGTTTGTGGCAGTGTTGGTGTGGGCTGTTCCGAACGCTAAGGATGTGTTGGAGGATGCCTGATATGACTGTGACTTGGCCTGGGGCTGTACCGTTTGATGCTGCCTACGGGCAGCAGAACGGGTCTGATGGCGGTTCTGAGGTGCGGTTTGATGCTGCTGCTATGGCAGGCAAGTTTGTTATCCGTCCCGCCTATTCACACACCCAAATTTCGGTGTATGAGGGTGCTGTCCCGTATGTTGGGGTGGACGATTTTGATGAGGTGTTGGATCAGTATGCTGAAATAGCAGATGAGGTTGTTGTTCCGAAGAAGCGTGTGAAGAAAGCGGTCTGATTATGACAATGACGTTGCAAGAGATGCGCGATTTTGTTCGTTCGCACGCTGATGCCGATATTGTGGATGCCCCGAACGAAACTTTGGATGTGTATGCCCGTATTGCTTACAACGATATTTTGGCTCGCCGTAGCGTGTGGCCGAACCTTGCAGTGTCGTACACGTTGACCACTGTCGCGGGCCAACCCAGGTACCCGTTTTCGGGGCTATCTACGAACGATTTAGAGTTGGTTGCGGCTGTGATTGATACCACAAATCTTGGTCGCCGTCTGATCTATATGACTGAATCGGATGCCGATATTGCGTTTGGGGCACCTGTCGGGATGACTTCTGAGGTTGCTACTGCGTACACTATTTCTGCCGAAAATCTGGTTGTGTACCCTACGCCGTCTACGTCTGGTAAGACGTATACGGTGCGTGGTTCTAGACGGGCTGCTACTTGGCCTTCTGGTGCTGGTAGTGTTCCTGATTTGCCTGCCAGTTTGCATGAGGCTATCGCATGGTTCATGTTGTCCAACTATTTTCTAGCCCAGGAGGACACCCAGTTGGCTGGTGTGTATTTGGGTGAGTATAACGATATGGTTGAACGTTTTTTGCGATCTGAAACTACGAAAGAGTTTTCTGGTCGCCCTTTGAGGATGGGCGGACAGAATTATGAGGTTCCTAGTTTCTCTCGTTATGTGCGTGGAATGTTGGAATAGTTATGGCTAAGAGCGGTTTGAAGGTCGCGTTTTTCAACGATTTTAGTGGCGGGTTGAACAATAATCAGCAACGCCAAAACTTGTTGGCTAACGAATCCCCTGATTGTCAGGATGTGGTGTTTAACGCTAGGGGCGGTTTCAGTTCTCGCCGAGGGTTCCGTACCACGTTTTCTGCCGCCGAACTGGATGGCGGCTATATTGGTGGCCAGTTCAGTGCTGGTACCGAAGTGTTGTGGGGTATCAGCAATGCGGGCCGTTTGTGGACGTTTGATGGTTCTACTTATACGCATCAGACGACGGCGAATCCTGCCGATCCTGCTCGCACAGTGATGGGTGTCACTTGGACTAATAGACTTTATTTTGCTAACTGGTTGAATTCGGGTAGTTTGTTGATGCGCTATTGGACTGGTAGCGCGTTTGTTTCGTTGGCTAATGTGGTGAACAACAACTATAGTGCCCCTACTGGCGGTAATGCGCCGTTGGCACGTTTGATTGCTGACCATTCGGGTCATATGTGGTGGGCTGATACGGTGGAGTCGGGCACCAGGCATCGTTCCAGGTTGCGTTTTTCGCATCCGTTGCAACCTGAGGATTTTGCTGCCGCAGACTATTTCGATATTGAACCTGATGACCAGACGAATCATATTACTGCGTTGGTGCCGTTTAAGAACATGTTGCTAGTTTTTAAGCATCGTGGAGTGTTTGCCGTGTACGGTTACAGTAAGGATACGTTTGTTGTTGAACGGATTTCGACGCAGACTGGTTGCCCTTCGCAGGGTGCGGTTTCGGTGAATGCTGGTGTTGCATATTGGTGGTCTGGTGATGGTAACGTGTATGCGTTTAACGGTCAGGGTGTGGTTCCGATTGGTGAACGTATTATTAATGTGGTGTATGATGGGACGGTGTTGCCTGCTTTTGGTTCACATTTGGTGATGTGGGGTGAGAACAGGTTGTGGGTGAGTTTGGCGACCGCTGTTGGCGGTCGTATCTTGTTTATGTTTGATCCTGCTGTTGGCAAAAAGGGGGCTTGGACACGGTTCTCGTATACGCCTACGAGCATGTTTTGGTGGAGGCGCAATAATGATGGGGTGAACATGATTGTGTTCACCCAGCCTTCTAAGGCCCGTGTGTATGATTTGGGGTTGGCCGCTCAGGAAGCGGACGATGATGGGGGTACGATCACGGCGGTTCCCGCCTATTATCGTATGGCCTGGTACACTTCGGGCGATACTGCTTTGGTAAAACGTTGGCGGCGACCTACTATCACGATTGCTTGTAACGATAGCGCAACGTTGAATGTGAAAGTGTTTCACGATTTCAACGAGTCTAGTTCGGTGAAACAGTTGACGTTACCGATTCAGGCGCAGGCTGGTTCTATGGTTTGGGGCGATAATTGGGGTGGTAATTGGGCTGGTACTGATCCTGTGTACGAGTTTGCTAGGTTGCCTTCGTTGGGGCGTTCTAATGCTGTCCAGTTGCGTTTTGAGGTTGTTAACCATTCTAGTAGATGGTGGGTGGACAGTCTTGCTGTCCCATATTTTGAGAAAGCGTACAGGTGATTTATGGCTACTGCTGTTTCTGTTACTTACAACTTTGTTGCTGGCACCCCAAGTGTGGCCGATAACGTTGACCAAAACTTTACTGATTTGGTGACATGGATTAACACGAACGCTGTCCATTTGGATGGTTCCAAGGCGTTTACGGCGGTGCCTTCTGGCCCCGCCACTGATCCTACTAGTGCTAACCAGTTGGCCCGTAAAGCATATGTGGATGCCGTGTTGCCTATCGGTATCATTCAGGCGTTTGCTGGTTCTGCGGCCCCTTCGGCTAACTGGCTGCTCTGTCAGGGGCAGGCTGTTTCTAGAACGACGTATAGTTCGTTGTTTGGTTTGGTTGGGACAACGTATGGTGTTGGTGATGGTTCTACGACGTTCAATATTCCGAACTTGTCTGGTCGTGTTCCTGTGGGTCGGGATGCTGGACAGACCGAGTTTGACACGTTGGGTGAAACTGGTGGCGCTAAGACGCATACGTTGGTGACTGGGGAAATTCCTGCTCATGTTCACGACATTCAGCACGGCCATACTGGCAGTATTACTGTTACGGTGAATGATAACACTACCGATTTGGTTACTCGTCTAACTACTCTTAGTAGTGGCGATTTTGTTAGTGGTGTTGCGACTACTCCTGCAACTCTTTATTCGCCTCCTGGTATGGTCATGGATGCTGGTACAGCATTTGGTAGATATACTTTGGCTGGTATGGCACAGTCTTTTATCACCGAACATGGTCACACTGCTAGCGGTACGGTCACGATCAACAATTTGGCTGCTGGAAACAATAGCCAGTCTACTGGTGGCGGTGGGGCACACAACAACTTGCAACCCTATATCGTGTTGAACTATATTATCAAGGTGTTGTAATGGGCTATAGGGTTCCTTCTTCGTCTGAAATTTCTTCTGCTGTTCGTAGAGCGTTACAGTTTGTTGGTGATGGTTTAACTGATTTGTCAACGAAGGTTGACAAAAACTATTTCAAATGTACCAGTACAACACGGCCTAGTTCTCCTACTGCTGGTGACAAGATTTTTGAGACGAATACGTTGCGAACTTTGCAATGGGATGGTACGGGTTGGGTTATTCTTGCTGAACCTATCAATCTGTGGACTCCTACTATAACTGGTATTACTATTGGTAACGGGTCTTGGAACTGGGCCGAATACCATCGAAGCGACGGGTATTGCGATTTTTCTGCTCGTCTTATCACTGGAACGACAACAACTTTTGCTGGCACTAGACTTCTTTTCACTTTGCCTATCAATGCTGCGAGACCTACCCAAACTGGACAGTTTGGGGTTGGCTACTATGATAATGGCGGTTCTTGGTATCCTGGTGTTGCAAGTTTGACTGGCAGCGTGTCTAATATCTATCTTGACTGCCAGAACTCTGCTGGCACTTACACTATTGTTAATGCCGTGACTGGTGTGGCTCCGTTGAACTGGTCTATTGGTTCTGGCCATGCTATTGATGTTTCTGGACGTTACCGTATGGCGACACGTTATTCGTGACGTTTGCTACTTACTACTGTTGGAACTATTGTTGGAGGCTTTATGAGTATGTACGATTTTTCGGCACGACGGGCCGATTTGGAAAACAAATATAGCCAGGAGAACGCTGCCCAAGATTTTGGGCGCATGTTGGGTCAGCAACGTTATAGCCGTCAACGTGACCTGATGAACACCAACTATCAGCGTGGTTTCCCAAAGTTTACGGGCCAGTGGGCACGCCGTCTGGGTTCAGGGGTGCAGTCGGGCGTGATGCGTGAAAGTTTAACGAATAATGTGAATGACTATATGCGCGGTTTGGGCGAGTTGGATACTGCCCAGGCGCAGCAGGAAGCACAGTTTGTGTCTGGTCGTGCTGGGCGTGAGGCGGCGTATCGTCGCATGTTGTTGGCGTTGCAGGAAGATTTTGACCGTCAACGCCAGTCGCAGACTGGTTTGGGAGGTATCTGATGGGTTGGAAACCGAAAGATTTGAATGTTGATCCTGGTAACATGTTGGATGCGGCTGGCCGACAGGGCCGCGGGGGTCGTGTGGGTTCGCCGTCTATTAGGGGATATAATGCGCCACGGGTTGTTGGTGGCTCGCCATATGGGACTCCCACAAATAGGGGTAGTGGGTTTGGGCGTACTGGTTCGCCTTCTTTGGGCGGGTATGGTGCTGCGAATCCTGCCAGCAAGCAGGATTATTCGATGGTTCCTGTCGATATGGGGCCAGATGATTCTTGGGTGATGGCGCAACGCTATCAGGGTCTTTTGGATGCTGCCACTATGCCTGTTGTCGATACTGGTGGTGACATGGATTTGGACACTACGCCAGGTTCGGGTGGTGGCGGTGGAGGTGGCGGTGGCGGTTCGTATAATCCTGATCCGTTTAATTGGCGTGGTATTGCTAACTATCAGAATGTTCAGAACGCCTATCAGCAGATGTTGGATGCTCAGGCTGCTGGTGCTGGTGCGGTTTCTGGCGGTTTTGATGCCCGCCAGAAAGCGTTGGATGACATGTTGGCTGCCGAGAATGCTCGTAATGCGGGCATTCAGGCTGGTTTGGTTTCTAGTGCGAATCAGGCCAGGTCGAATGTTGCTGGGGCGTATTCGGCTGGTTCTCAGGGGTTGCAGGATTTGTTGGCACGTTATCAGGGGATGATTGCTGGCCGTCAGCCTGCGGCTGAACGGTCTTTGCAGGCGTTTGGTGCTGAGGGTGCTGTTAGTTCTCCTGCAATGTTGCAGGACACTATGTTGGCTGCTCAGCAGGCTTTGTTGCAGCGTGGGGTTGCTGAGGATGCGTTGTTGGCGCAACGCCCTGACATGTATGCCCAGTTGGGTGCGGAGCAGGCTGATAGCCGTCAACGGCAGGCTGATC